ATGATCGGGCCACTATTCTTAAACCTATTGGTTATCTTATCGGCCCTAAGTAATGACATTAAACTATAATGCTTTTCCTGTTAGTTGTATTTATAAAGTGAGTGGATAAATATCTAAGGTGATTGAGTATTTACACAATGAAGGAAGGTGAGTTTTGTCCCCTCATCAAAAAGAAATGTGTTGGTCGTAAATGTGCTTGGTATACTGAGGTAAGAGGAGTAAATCCAAACACAGGACAAGAGATTGACGAATGGAAGTGTGCTGTCGCGTGGATGCCCATGATGGCCGTTGAGATTGCTCAGAAATCAAATCAGACTGGTGCTGCAGTAGAAAGTTTTAGAAACGATGTAGCACAAGCAAATCAATTAAATCAACAACTCTACATTGAAGGATTACAACAGGGGATTGTGCAATCACAGATTACACCTCATAATCCCCTTGATACATTACCACCTAGTCCTTAGAACAGATAATAACATCAATGTATTGAACTGCGAAGTCCATTGTTGCTCCTGATGTTCCTTCATTTACTATAGTGATATTATGTTTGTGGCTGCCTTCACTGGCCCCCGTATTACCACTATATTCGTGTTTGTGATTTGAAGAGTTATTGTTTGTAGAAATGTTGTGTGTGTGACCACTTCCTGAGGAAAGTACACTTATACCGGTTGCTCTATTACCAGTGGTTGCATTTGAGTCCTGTCCTTTTGCAGCAGTATTACTTCTATCACCATGTTCAACATTGTCAGCTGTTCTTCTGACGTAATTATGGTTGTGTCCAGGGTCGGAAATATTGTGAGCATGACTACCGTTACTTGTTGTATTACCACCATGGGTATGATTAGAACTCTGATTGCTAGTATCACCACTATATTCGTGAGTGTGATTAGCGGTTTGATTACTGAGGTTGGCGGTATGATTATGTTGAGGGAGTACAACAGATCTGCTATCGAATGTAGATGTAAATGTATTATTACCACCAGTTCCACCACCGGTACCACTTACAACTCTAAGTGCTTTATTATTATTGGTAGTAAGTTTTGTCCAGCCAGTTGGTGCAGCAGATTGATAGAACAACATTACCGACCCGGAGGGTATAACTTGAATTGCAGCATCATAAGCAGCCTTGACTGCAGATGGTGTTGCAGCTTGAGTTGTAGATGAGCTGGTAATAGATGTATTCAGTTGAACTACACCCTGACCCGATGTGGATGCATCAGGTAATCTATCTACATCGACGATACCTTGTGAAATATTACCCCCGTCAAGATTGGTAATATTATCGCCAGCACCAGCAATGTTTCCTGCTGTCAGTGTTTGTGTGGATGGATTATACTTAAACTGTCCACTGTTAGAATCAATATAGGGTCTTTGGAAACTATTTCCTTGATTGTCGGAGAACAATACCTGATAATCGGTATCATCATTCTTCTCATCAACATTAATATTATTTGCATTCGTTGCAGTTCCACTTAAACTACCGGTGAATGTCGTTGCATTGATATTGGTTGATGTAAGAGTGTTAGTGCTGGGATTGTAAGTAAGATTGGTATTATCAGTGTCAATATACAGTCTTTGATATGCACTACCATCAGTATCACTAAAGATAACTTGATAATCTACATTGTTATTTTTTTGATCAACATTAATGTTATCGGCGCCGGTGGCAATACCAGAAAGATTACCTACAACTTCATTTACAGTTAGAATTTGTGTAGATGGATTGTATTTAAACTGTCCAGTATTTGAATCAATGTAAGCTGCCCTATATCCTATGGATTGATCATCGGTAAACAATACCTGATAACCAGTGGAATCGTTCTTCTGTTCAATCAGAACTTTATCTGCACCAGTTGAAACACCGATAAATGCAGTCTGGTCTTGTCTAACAGTCACAATACCAGAACTTACACTGAAGTCAGGACCCTTCAGGTTGTTGATAGTTCCAATACCTGATACAAAGATCTGTTCAAAATCAGCTTGAGTATTACTATCAAGGAATGAAGTTACGGTGAGGACACCGATTGAATTGGTCTTTTGATCATTACCAATGAATATGGAACCACCCATACCAGCAATGTTAGATGCCTGGTAATAAAGTTTGTTTGGTGAATCAAAGGGAACTTTAAAGGTGATGATACCAACTTGAGCACCATTATTTTCAACACCTCTGTTAAATTGATTTAAGAGATCAGCAGTGGGTTCTGTTTTAATGTAGAATGGGAAACCACCAGCATCTACAACAAATCTATAATTCTGTCCTCTTTGTAGATAAATCTCTGGATTATCTGTATTTACGGTGAATCCGATTCCGGGAGGGTCACCTGCGGCTAGGAACCTGAATTTATTACTATTATCATCAATATTGAACTTGGTGAATACTTCAGCGTTATTTGCAATCAGTTTATTATCAACAGTCACATTGGTAAAACCAACTGTTCCACCAGCAGATATCTGACCTGAAAGAGATGCTGCCTTAATTGAACCAGTAACTTCTACATCACCAAAAACAAATGCAGCAGTAGTTCCAGTAGATACTGGACCTCTTAGATCTAATGTGTAAGTTGGATTGGTCGAATTAATACCGATCTGTTTATTAAGAACAGAAGCTGTAATAACCGTTCCACCGATACCAACATCTAGACCAGATTGTGCAGTAGATACACCAGTAACTGCTATCCTCTCAGCGGTGATAGTAGTACCTACAGCCAATGATTGACTGACCTCACCATCACCGATAACAACTAACTTTCTATTGGCTTCAGTCGTTCCAATACCGACTTTATTAGTATCGGGGTCTGCGAAGACCAAGTTTTCATTGACTTGTAAGCCATTCTTGATGACAAAATCCTTATCAATTGCCATTTATCTACCAGGTCAGTTTTTGTTATTTTTATTTATCAACTGGCAATTGTTCCGAACTCCTTCCAAACATTACCAGTGGTAAATACCCAACCGACAGTTCCGCCTGTGGTGGGATTGGCATGGAAGACAATATCACCAGGAGTTCCAGTTTCACTAGGAGTAGCAATACCAACAGTAATCTTTCTTGATACCTGAGCATTACCCTGAATAAACAAACTATTCGCTTCAACTCCTTCAGATGACGTGCTTACAACCTTCTGGGTAAATTGGACAGGACCATTAAACTCGGAGAGGATATTGGTCTTGTCACCACCATTCACGACAAGATTTCTACTGATCTTAACGGTAGAACTTTCTGAGTAATTGAAGTTACTGAGGTCATCAGTTGAACCACTTGCAAATGGATCTTCACCGGTAACAGTTTGAACTGGAGTATCAAAGACTTGTTCTCTACCAGTGTTAGAAGCAACTTTCTTATTTCCAATATAGAAGTCACCTCTATCATTCATACCGGTGTAATTTACAACACCTCCAGCCATTTTTTGTGATTGAGAGATAATCTCCTCATCAATTGTCAATTGTTTTGTCTGTCTATCTGGGAATGCAGTGGAGTAATTTCCTGGTCCATATCCAACATATTCAAATGTATGACCAGATGCCCTAATAATGGAGTTTCTTCTAAACTCAATAGGATAGAATCTGACTCTCTGTACCACAGATCCAACATCATGAAGTCCTGCAATAGTGCCATATACTGCTCTAAAGACTTTCAATTGTGTTGTTCCACCCACACGACTCACGGTGGTCTTAATTCTCATGATTTCATCATTAATTTGAATATAGTCTCCAATCAGGAAACCAAATTCCGTCATATTGTTGACATTGATAGTGTCAGTTGTTTTACTAGAGATTGCAGCAGATAGAGTGGTAGTAATACCTGCATAGATGGGTTGTTCTCTTCCATGAAGAACACCACTTCCAACAACAATGTCACCACCATTATTTTGTAGACCGTTACTATGAAGTTGAATAGTACCAGATGTTGAGGGTGTTACGGTATTGACACCAACATTCAGAACAACAGTGGTCAGTCCAATTTTATTAACACAGATGAAAGACCCGTTGAAGAATGTTTGAGCAGCACCACTTACCGTCACACTATTATTGACTCTGAAATTATTAGCAAAGTCTGTGGTGACTGTGGCAAGACCCACATTTTTATTATAAACAAAATTATTCGTATCAAACGCTGGTCCAATTATCGAGAATGATCCTGGATCTGATACAACATTTCCTAGACCTGCTGTTGCGATACCAGGAGAAGTTGCTGCTAGTGGAACAACCTCAACTTCATTGATTGCCGGAACAGAGGTGATTTTATAATCAGAATTAAAGCTTCTACCGTCAAAATCGTTGATACCAGAAACTGAGATAACATCACCCAGGTTATTGTAGGTCTTATTAATCGAACCTGTGGCAGCAGTGAAGCCTGTTGTTGTTGCAATACCAACAACTTTGAAGGTGTCACCTGCAACGAAAGCGCTTCCACCATCCATGATAGCAATATCAATAATTTCACCGGATGATGTTCCATCAACAGTAACAAGTGCTGTACCATGTCTACCGATGGATCCTGCACCTGTATTTTCTAGTGTTGCATTATAGAAATACTGAATGGTGGATGTTCCATCTCCATATCCTGCACCAGGATTATCGATAACAGGTTTAGTAATCCTATTGAGACCGTGATCATGATCAGTGAAGATGGTGTAAGCAGTTCCAACATTATTACTTACAATATCAGTGATACCTACTCCAATTCCGGTTTCTGTGAAGAAATCTTCAATAGTTTCACCGGTGATACTGTTAAGGGGATCATTTATATTTCTCTCACCAATCAACCTCGCAGGTGCATGACATGATGAGGATTCTGCAGTTGATTTTGGATTATCTCTGTCAAGTTGAGGATAAAGATTTTGAACTGGTTGAGAGAAAGAATAATCAATTGAATTAAATGGAGCAACAGTGGGTTTAACATCAGCATTCAATACACTGAGATAATAGATACCATCTTGCTCACCATTCTTATAAGTATTAATTTCTTCAACATCATAAACATAGTAGTTTCTACTATAATTCTTTCTCTTGACAGTTGGAAGAGACGTTGTTCTTGTTGAAGTATTGTTAGTAAAGGTTCCAGGTGACGACGCGATTTGATTTACTGAGAATGTTCTTGCACTTGTAATTCCAGTAACTTCATACACACCATTAAAACCAGACTGCCCAACGCCAGCAACAGGGAATAGTGTGCTTGTAACGTTTGCAATCTCTACACTTGAACCGATTGAAAGTCCATGTGGTTTTTCTGTGGTATAATGAGCAAGACCTGCTTTGTAATCTACATTAGCGATAAAACTAAAGTTTCTCATCTGAGAATCATTACTCAT